CCCGCTGTGGCTCAAGTCCTTTTCAAGCTGACGCGCCACCTCGTTGAAGGCGGCTCCGTTGGCGGAAAAGGTTCAACCGCATCCGGGCGCGATCCTGCCTCCGTGATGTTCCCATCTATGTCCAAGGGCAAGGAGTAAGGAATGTCCTATTTCCCTGAAATTGGCAGGAACCCGACGCTGCACGACTTCATGCAGGCCCTTGGCCCGGATGACGCTGTAGCCCAACTCGGCGAACTGCTCCACCAAACCAACCAGCTGCTCGACAACATGACGTGGGCCGAGGGCAACTTGCTCACCGGCCACCGCTTCGCTGTCCGCACCGGGCTCCCCGAGCCGGTCTGGCGCCGCCTCTACCAAGGCGTCCAGCCGAGCAAATCGACCCGCGCCCAAGTCACCGCTTCGACCGGGATGCTGGAAGATTACTCGGAAGTTGACAAGGCGCTGGCCGACCTCAACGGCAACACCGCAGCCTTCCGTATGCAGGAAGACTCCGCGACCATCGAGGGTTTCACGCAAAAGGTGACCCGCTCGATCGTCTACGAAAGCGAGCAAACGGACTCGGCCGCCATCACCGGCATCATGGCGCACTACAACACCAAGTCCGGCAACATCGGCGAGCAGTTCATTGACGGTGGCGGCACCGGCACTGACAACGCCTCCATCCTCCTGATCGGCTGGGCGCCCAACACCGTCTACGGCATCTTCCCCAAAGGGTCGAAAGCCGGGCTGCAGATGTCGGACAAGGGGCAGGTCACCGCCACCGCAAAGACCGCTGATGGCTCCGCCGATGGCTACTACGAGGCCTACCGCACCCACTACCGTTGGGACCTCGGCCTGATCGTGCAGGACTACCGCTATATCGTGCGGATCGGCAACATCGACCGCTCGCTTCTTGGCGCGGACCCAACCGCCTCCGGCTACACCGGGGCCAACCTCCCCGATCTGATGTTCCAGGCGATGGAATACCTTCCTTCGCTGGAAAATTGCCGTCCAGTCTTCTACATGGACCGCACCGTTCTGACGATGCTGCGCCGGCAGCTGCCGAACTTCGTCAAGAACTCCACCCTCACCACTGAAATGGTCGGGGGCAAGCGCATCACCTCCTTCCAGGAAGGTATCCCCATCAACCGCGTTGACCAGATGAAGGTTGACGAAGCCCGCATCACCTGAGGAGGTCCTGATGATCATCGACAAACTTGTCTCCCCGGCCATCGGCAAGGCCCTCTCCGACTCCACCGTTTCTACCCAGGTCGTCGGCACCGGGATGGACTTCGGTGTGGCCCGCAACAACGGGCTGCTCTCCAAGCCCTACGGCCCGGGCTTTGCCCTCCGAGTGACCGACGCCACTTCCGGGGGCTCCGCCACGCTGAACCTGCTTCTGGTGACGGACGACAACGCGGCGCTCAGTTCCTCCACAACTCTGTGGTCGACTGGCGCGATTGCCGTCGCGTCGCTGGACGACTACAGCCTCTTCGTCCCGCTGCCCAACGTCGATACCTACGAGCGTTATCTGGGCTGGAAGGCGACCGTCGGCACCGCAGTGTTCACCGCCGGTCTGCTATCCGTCGAGTATGTGGCCGACTACCGTATGTGGCGGGCCTACACCGCCGAGACCGGACGGTAAGCCATGAGCGCGGCGACTACCATCAAGAAACTGGCGGACGAAGAGCTCAAGAAGCAGGAGCTCGAAAACGAAAAGGCGGTCAAGACGGAGGAACTCGACGATGGCATTGTTCTCGTTCGCCTCATCCGTCCGCTGCAGAATGCCAAAGGGGGACTTTATCTCGCCGGCATTCACTGCCTTCCGAGAGAGATCGTTCCGAAAAGCGCGATCCTTCTCAAAGAATAACATGATATTTAGCGGGGCGGCAGCGCCCCGCTTCTACACTGGAGGGTAGCATGTTCTCGAAAGTCGAACTCTTTAACCAGGCCCTCACCACAGTCGGCAATGCCTCACGGGTATCGGACCCGGATAGCACGACCGACCGCTCTGCCAGCATGTGCGCCCTCTGGTTCAAGCAAGCAGTGCTTGCCGTAACAAGTGCACATCACTGGCCTTGCGCCCGCAAAATTGCATCTCTTTCCCGCGTTAAGACTCGGGATACGGAAGCCGATTGGGTTGACTCCGATCCGTCCCCCGGCTTCCTCTACACCTACGCCATGCCCTCCGATTGCGTTCGCCCACAATATCTTTCAGATTTCTCCCGCTTTGAGTTGGGCCGCACCGCTTCAGAGAAGGTTCTCTACTCCAACCAAGAGCGGGCCATCCTCTATTACAGCTTCTACGAACCCAACCTCGCCTTGTGGGACTCCGACTTCTACCGCGCGGTCAGACTGAGTCTCGCCGCGCACATCAACATGTCCGCGAGTGGGAAGCTTCAGTTGACGCAGAAACTGGAAAACGACGTGCGGGAAATCATTGAGTTGGCAAGCGTATCCGCTGCTAACGCAGATGACACGTATTTCGAGAGCGTGCCGAGTATCTGGGCCGGCACCGGCTTCGCCCTTCCGCCTACGCCAGTATCCTTCTACTACCCAACTGAGACATTCCGGGTGAGCCTCTGATGACCGAGCGTAACCAACTTTTCGCGTTCGTGGCCGGGGAAGTCTCGAAGCAATTCTACGGCCGCAGGGACTTGGCGAAATACCCCTTCGGGCTTACGCTGCTGGAAAATTTCCAAGTCGATTACCGGGGTGGAATAATCAACCGTTCCGGCACTGAGCACATCGCCGATTTCCCAAACACAGCCCATGCGTTCTTCTGCTTCAAGACGACGACTGGAGACATATCCCTATTCTTCCATTCGCAAAAACTTTACGTCCTGCGGAATGGTAAGTTTGCCATGACCGGGGCTACGGCATTCGGCGTTGTAAGCGACGAAGCCTCCGGTGAGATCGCAGTCTCCGGGACGTATGAAGTTGACCAGTATGTAAAGGTTGTGAACGGGCCACTGGAAGCCTACGCGCGGATAATGATTATCTCGAGTGGCAAGATCACGATCGGCGGAAGGTTCCTTCTTTCGAGTGATTATCCTGTCAGCGTTCGCAAAGTCTACACTCTCGACACCGGTATAACCAACGACGTTCTCCCCTCCGTGCGGTTCTACCAAGACTTCGATACGGTAGTCTGCACGGCAACGGCAATGAAGCAGCTGTATTTTACAAGGATTGCGGATAACGACTGGGAACTTTCCGAGTTCGTAAATGACCTTCCGGCCGCCCCAACTAACGTAACTGCCTCCGCGTCGGATACCGGAAGTGGCTCGGTCGCCATCGCAATCACCGCAGTCGTAGACGGCGTGGAGTCCAAGAGCAGTGAAATTTTCCAACTCGACAACATCATCAACTACACGACGAATGAGGGCCTCGTCGACATCTCGTGGGATGCCGTGCCCGATGCCGAGTATTACAACGTCTATTCCACCCTGCTCCTGCACTCGCCATACACAACCGGCACCTCACTTGGCTATATCGGTTACACCGCCGGAACAGCGTTTGAGAACGCAAACATCACCCCGGATTTCACAAAGGCCCCTCCCCGCCTTGCCGGGTTTTTCAAGGACGAAAACTATCCGTCGGTTTATTGCCGCTTCCAGCAACGCGGAGTGTATGCCGGGCTGAAAAACAATCCACTCGACGTAGTAGGCTCCATCGTCGCGGATAAGCGCATTTTCTCCACAACCTTCACCCCCACGGCAGCGGACAGTTACAGCTACACCCTTGACGCGGAGACCGAAAAACCGATCAAGCACATCATTCCCCTCCGCTATGGACTCATGTGCTTCACCGCCGATAACGTAACTCAACTTCGCGGGGGCGGAGAGTCCAATGCCCTCACCCCTCTTTCCGCAATCGCGGAAGTGCAGGCCTACACGCCTATCTCGGACGTGACACCAATCGCAATCAACCTCGACCTCATCTTCCTATCCGCCCTCAACACCGAACTCAACACGATGATTTACACGGAGTATGTAAACTCGTTCAAGATGACAAACGTGATGGCCCTCTCAAGCCACATGTTTTCCAAGGCCAACAAAGCCACGCACATGCTCTGGGCGCCGGAACCGCACAAGTTGGTTCAGTTTGTGCGAGAGGATGGGCAGCGCGTAACGCTCACCTACGAACGGGAGCAAGATGTCTTCGGCTGGGCACGGCATAAAACCGACGGAAGATACGTCGCCGCTTGCGTTGTGCGCGAGGAGGACGAGAGCGTTTGCTATTTCTCCGTAGTGCGGAAAGACTCCGCTGATCCAAGTATCCCGGCGGAACGTCTTCGTCTCGAGCGCGAGCGGCCGAGAAGCGACACTCGTGCGGATGAGTTTTTCTTCGTGGACTGTGGGAAGGAGTTCTCGAACAAGGTATATACGACCCCGGCGAAGTTGTTGAGCCTTTCCGAGGACCGGAAGCTTTGGAGAGTTCTCGGCCTCGATGCCGTTGGGCTGGGGATGGACCAAGTTGTCTACCTCAACGGGATTAAGTTTTACGTGAGCTATCTCGGGGACTCCGGCCTCACCATTCATCTTACCGCCGCTGCCACCGTGCCGGAAGAGTTGATCGACGAGGGCGGTAATATATATGTGCCTGCAGGAGGCTGGTGGACCGGCGAGTCCCGCACGGAAGTTGCCGGGCTTTACTGGCTTGAGGGACGGACCGTTAGCGTCTATGCCGATGGCAACTGCTACACGGATTTGGTGGTTGAGGGCGGGAAGATCATCCTCCCCTCCCCGGCCATTTACGTTGTAGTTGGCCTTCCCTATCGGGCACGGGCACGCACTCTTCCACTCGGCCTGTCCTCCTACAACGTAGACGGGGATAAGCTCAATCTCCGCGGAATTGCGTTGCGGCAAAATGAAACACGGGGGCTGAAGGTCGGTGATGCCTTCGACAATCTTCTCGAGCTGCCAACCCGGCAAGCCGAGTTCTGGGACAACTCCCTTGAGTCGGTAACGGAGCTGACAATAGTGGATGACTTCGGTTTCCTCGGGGACTTCAGCAACGAGAAGTTCATCTGCTTTGAGCAAAGTGAACCGCTTCCCGCTACGGTAATTGGCGTTACCTTCAACCTCGATGTGGGAGCGTAGCATGTGGGAGAAAACTTCCACACCAGTTCCGCAAGAGTTGGCAAGCCTAGTTACCGGGGTTTACGCCCTTGGCGACTACTGCCTTGCCTTCGTGCTTCGTCCTTCGTGGTTCGCCCCGCCGTATCTCGGGATGCAGTTTTTCTATTTGCCGAGCTGGCTGTTGCGGCAGCGCAAGCAGCGCATGGACGAACTGCACGTGCTTCTGGGCGAGCCCGTTTTTCTAGCTGAGCCCGATGAAAAGGTTATCGGAGCTGAAAAATTCCTAACCTTCCTCGGCTTCCAGCCTCACCAAAACTTCCGCAACCTCTTTGAGAGGCGTATCTGATGGCGTTCGTTGCCCCACTCATCCCATATATCACCGCCGGAGCTACCGCTTTAAGCGGCCTTCAGGCAATGCAGGCTTCGCAATATCAGGGCGCGGTTGCCCGCGCGAACGCGGAAGCGGCCAGTGAAACTGCTCGTCGAGAGCTTACTGCGGCTAATCTCGATATGCAGGATAAAGACCTGGCCGCTCGGGATCAACTCGACAACATGCTCGCCGGGATGGCGGCCAGTGGCCTGTCTACTAACTCCGGGTCGATGCTGCTTCGTCGAACTGCGGGGGAACGACTGGCAACGCAAGATCGGGAACGTCTGGCCCTCAAACGCGACATCAATTTTAAAAACACGAAACAGCAGCAGGCCAGCTATGCCGACGAGGCAAGTGCCCTTAACCAATCTTCCGGCGTAAACCTGCTCTCATCTTTCCTCGCCGTCCCGACAAGTTACCTTTCTGGGGCGTCGATGGTAAGCAACTACAATCTCGGGCGCATGTCGCTTGAGTCTCCCAGCTACATGAGGTAAGCGATGGCCATTGGTGATGTAACTGCAAGTGGCGGGCTGCAGTCCGCGCCTATCGTAGATCGGGCCTCGAGCATCCGTAGCAACGCGATGAACGGTCTCGGCGATGCTGTGGGCCAACTTGCCCGTGCTGGCGTCGCCTATCTTGGCGACCAGACAGCTATTGCGAAAGTATACGACGCGCGGGCGCAGGGCTCGATGAACCTTCAGCTGGAAAGCCAGTTCCTCACCTACCAAACCGAGCGGGCGCAGGACTATACTAACTTCACCCGCGAGCGCTCGGCCGATCCAATGGGGCTTACCTCCGAGTTCAATAACTTCCTTGCCGGGAAAGAACAGGAGTTCCTCAACAACGTCCCGCCTCGCTTCCGTGAAGAGTATGCGGCGAAACTGGCGGCCGACCGGGCCCAGCGTGTTAGCGGGGCATTTTCCTCCGAGCTGCAGCTTCTCGACGAAAGCGACAAAGCCCTCCTCGAAGGCAATCTTAACACCCTCGGGTCGGCGTTGAAAGGCGGGGGCACCACCCTCGAGGATGCTCAAGTTTCTTGGGACGAGATGGTTAACAAATCTGGCTTGCCAACCGCGACGAAAGAAAGTCTCATTCTTGGTGGGCGGGCTACGCTGCAGGGGATGGAGTTCGGCACACAGCTTGAACTCGCTGGACGCGGCTATGGTGCCGCGTCCGAAGACATTTCTGGGGCCGATGTTGTGATGGCAAATGCCACGCCGCAGCAGCGGGGCTTCCTCAACGCCCTCAGCAGCAGAGAAGCCGGAAGCTATGATGTTTGGAATGGCGGGCAGAAGTTCCAAGGGTTCACTGACCACCCGGCAAACCTCGGGCTGATAAAGCCCGGTGGTAGCTCCGCTGCTGGGCGTTATCAATTCACGCAGGGGACGTGGAACTCCACCACTGCAGATTATGAAAAACGCTATGGCGTGAAGGTGCCTGACTTCTCCCCCGAGTGGCAGGACCGCATGGCCCTACATCTCGCCCGGCTGGAGTTCAATCGCCGCAACGGACAGGGACTCGACTTCGATACGGCACTGAACAGTGGCGACCCGGAAATGTTGAAGTTGGTCCGTCGGGCCCTCGGCAACCCCTACACCGACGACCCTAACTCGGTTGTCTGGGAGGGATGGGCCGCCCGGACCTTCGCTGGAGGAGATGAGGAGGCGGATGCAAAGTTTATCGAAATGATGCTCGGGGAGAGAGGAATTGCCGGTGGTGGCACCGGGCAAGCAGCTGGGGTAAACGTCTGGACCGATCCACGCTTCGCCGATATTCCGCTCGACCAGAAGTCTAAGCTCGCAGCGGCATCGGCCTCCGCTTCCGAAGACTACCGCAAACAGCAGGCCGATGAAATCTCTCGGGCGACGAAAGCTTTCTCGGATAGCGTTTACGCACAGGCGTATGCAAACGGGGACTCGGCCGAGTTGGCCGCACTTAAGGACAGCCCCCTTTGGTCGACTGACGTGGAGAAGCGCTATCGTGAGGGGCTGACCGACTACAGCAATAAGAAAGCCTCGATGTTCGAGGTGGACGGCAAGTTGGCTAGTGGGGCGCCGCTCGGCACGAAAGACCAGCAAGGGTATAACTTGTGGGCAGGGGAAGCTACGTTGCGCGGCATTACGCAGGGTGACTCGGCCTCCTACGATAAACTCCGCTATGGGTTCGAGCGCTCCGGGATGCTGCCCTCCGACTCCGTGCGATCCTTCCAGTCCGCAATGGCGAACCCGGCGACGCAGCAACAAGCACTCGAGTTCCTTTCCTCCGTGCAGGGGGCAAATCCCGATGCCTTGCAGGCAAGTGGCTTTACCGAAAAGGACATCGCCGCCATCTCAACTTTCTCTTGGCTCGCCGCAAATGGTGACCCTGCCTCCGCGATTACAGAGTATCAGAAAATGCAACAGAGGGCCGAGACATTTGCGGAGGACCCGGTCAAGGCGAAGAAGGATGCCACGAAACTCTGGCAAGAGAATTACGGAATGGACTTTGTCCCGGAAGTTTTCGACAGCCTGCTCGAGTTCAAACCCTCTTTGCCCACTAACCCTGCCGTGCAGATGCAACTCGAGACGGATGCTGTGACCGCCTTCCAATACGGCTATCTGCAGACTGGTTCGGAAGAAGGGGCCTGGGAGTATACTAAATCCGTGCTGCAGCGCACTTGGGGTTCGTCCTTCGTCGGGACGGAGAAACAACTCATGCGCTTTCCGCCCGAGCATTCACCCTTCTTTCCTGCTGATGCGAATGGTAGCCGCAACTACATCACGAAAAGCCTGCAACTGTGGGCGGAGGGCGTGGCGCCGGAAGGCAGTAATATCTCCCCCGACTCTGCGAACATTGTAAGCGATAGCCTTACCGAGCAGGAAGTGCGTAAGGGGCTTGCTCCGACTTATCGAGTAACGGGCGTCGATGACACTGGGGCTATTGTTGTTTTGCCGGGCCGGTGGGGCGGGGATGGCGTTGGGCTTATAGCTCAGGAAAGCCTCGTGGCGCAAAGTGCCGAAGAAGCGACGGTTGTGCATGGAGAGGCGACTCGGGAACTCGCTTGGTTTAACAAGCAAGTAGCGGATAAGATGCTCGAGAAAGCTGTGACGCCAGAGGAAGTCGCCGCCGCTGAAGCTTACCGTTCCGCGAGCGAGGCAGACATTGCGAAGAACGGAACGCTTACAGAACCTGGAATTTTGGAAAACTTCAAATTCTGGTTCCGCGATCTTGGAGAAGCTGGCGATCAGTTGGTGAATGGCCTTCCGCCTACGTCGGAGGAGCTTGCAACAAACCGTATCTTCTCGGTAATCAACGATGAGAGGTTTGCGGCTGAGCAAAAGGAAATCCGTGCGCGCACCTACGACCTCATCCGTAAGGAAAGGAAAGCCGATGGCTCTCGCTACAACCAGCCGCAAGCGGAAGCCCGCGCTCGAGTTGAAGTCATCTCCCGCGTGACGGGCCAAAGTCCCGAAGCCGTTGCCAAAGCCCTCGACATCGAAATCAACTGGTGAGCATGATGGATTATACTTTCCCGGAAATCTATGGCAACCAAACTCAGCCACAAGAAAAGGCCCCGACGCTCAGTGAAACTGGCGCTGCAGCTTTCGGGCTCGAGAACGACGTTGTAAACTTGTTCTCCAGTATGACTGAGCCCTACCAAATCCCAGACCTTACCTTCAACCCGGTAACGGAACGGCAGAAGCGCAACCTCCCCCTCGAGTGGGCCGAACCACTTGCCCGCTCCGTAAGCCTCGAAGACTTCGACCGCCGTCTCGCGAAGATACAAAACGAGGAGAAGAACAGGGCAATCCTCGCCTCGAGTGGATGGGCTGGGACTGTTGCCGCAATCGGGGCTGGGGTGCTATCCCCGACAATGTTCATTCCTTTTGCCGGGCAGGCGAGACGCGGGATGGCACTCGTCGAAATTCTTGGCCTCGCTGCCGCCGGTTCCGCAACGCAAGAGGCCGCACTTTACTACTCGCAAGAGACGAGAACGGAAGCCGAGTCCTTCACGAACATCGCCACTGGCACTCTGCTTGGGGGGCTGCTTGGAGGGGCGTGGCTCGGGCTGAGCAAAGAGGGGCGCTTGCGGCTCGCCAAAGACGTTGAGGTTAATCAGCGTTTTGTTGATGTGCCGAACGAAGTCTCTGACGTCGGGCGAGCGGAACGAACCTCTGTAATGGACGAACCAGTTTATTCCAGTGAACTTCGTGCGTCGCTCTATGCTCCCGATCCCTATGGCCGGGATTTCTTGGCCTCAGCTCGTGCGATTGTGGAAGAGGCTGTGCCCGCTGGAAAAGTTCGCGTATACACGTCGGCGGTGCCGGAGCTTCCAGTTTCAGGAGCTACTGCTCGTGTCGCACGAGAAGACGTAGCGGGCCTCACCGGGGCTAAGTTGCATTACCTCGACATTTCCGAAACGGATGCAAGACTGACAACGGAGGATGGCAAGCTCCTCCAAGATCAGATAGCACTTACCGCCGAAGAGCTGGCGAGTGTTAAAGAAGTTTACAAAGGCCTCGATCCCACCACCGGGAAAGGGAAAGTGCTTCAGGGTGAAATGGCACTGGCCAAGGCGGATGAAGTGGCGAGTGGTGGTATGGGCGCTTTACCCGGTAAAGGAGCCATACCAGACCTCGATGCGAAAGCTAAAGGCGAGAGCGCCGGCGCCGCCGTTGTCGAGCGCATGAACACCTCCGGTTCGATGAAAGCCCCGAACAAAGCCCGGCAAGCGGCGATGGAAGCGGCTGGCAAACTCAGCCCTCTCTTCCGTATGCAAAACACGAAGCTGTTTCCGAGCCTGCGCGATGCCGCGTATAAATTTGACTCCGCCGGGGTGCGGCAAGGCGGGCTAGACGCAATGGAGCCTTCTGCCTCCGGCGGTGGTATTGTCGCCCGCACTCAGGTCGGCGACTGGAACATCGCCAAATACATGCTGAAGATTGACTCGGAGTTCTACCGCTATATCTATGGCACCTCGGCCGAGAATGTCGATGTGCTTCGCTCGGCGTTGCTGCAGCTTAAGTCCAAATTCGGCACTTTGCCCACAGGCAAGATGAACTTCATCGAGTTCAACGAAGCTATCTACGATGGCCTCTCGACAGGTGAATTGACCAAAGGCACTGAGAGTGCTGTCTCCGCCTTCAAGGAGTTCTTCGCCTACTACAATACGAAGCACAAAGAGTATCTCGCCGAGCTTACCGCCAATGGCATTGACGCATCTCCACTTTACAAGGAGTTGACTGAGGAAGAATTTGGCAAGGGCGTGACCGCCTACGCGCACCAAATCTACGACCAGCGGCTAATCAACGAAAAGGCACAGGAGTTCCTCAACGATTTCTCCAAATTCTACAACGAGTCAATCACCGAGTCCTTCGCCCGCGATCACGCCCGGATGATGAAGCGGAAAGGTGATCTCGAGTTTCTGCAACGTTACAGTGGGCTATCCGCCGGAGAGCGGGCAAAGGAGCTTGCCGACACGCAAGCTTACGTTGAGTTCCTCGACGAATTGCCCGAGTTGCAAAGCTATCGTGAGAAAAGATTGGCGTTGACTCGGCAAGCCAGAGATGAAGGATGGGAAGCTGCTGAACTTAAAGCAAAGCAGAAAGAACTTCTCGAGTCACTGCCGGAGGAAACGGCAAATCTCCTCGACGAGCGTAAGAACTTCCTCAAAGCCGCAAACTCGATGAAGAAGCTTGGAGGCAGCGCAGAAAAGGATATTGCAAAATACCAAGAGCAGCTTGCCAAGGCCGACTCCCTAATCGAGGATATGTTCCGCCACGTTATGCCCCAGATTGAGAAGGCCGATATTGCGATAGGCAAAGTCCAATCCTCGAGTGATAAGGTCTTTGCAAAGCTGGAGACGAACGTCAAGAAGGCTTTCACCGCTCTCGTGCGGCGCACCGAAGCGTATGAGAAAGTGCTTAACTCCACCCGGACCAAGGCTGCGAGCAAGCTTCGGGTAAGCGAACAGCTTGCCAAAAGCAAAGCTTCTTACGAGAATGCTTTGGCGACACTCGAGTCTGAGGGGTGGAGAAAGCTTCCATTGAACGAACAGCTTTCCGGGCTCAACCTCATGCGCGAGGACGCCATCCGGGATGCGCGGGCGCTTGTGCGGAACCGTGCCGCGAAGGCAGCAGACATCGAAGAGAAACTCGACAAGGCTCAAGATGCTTTGCCGACTCCGGAGTCAATTATCGAAGAGACGCAGAAGATTGGTAAGTCAATCGACGATCTCGAGTTTTCATTCTCGGACAAGTGGCGTGCTCGGGGCGAGCGTAGCGGCGATCCGATGCTAGGCAAGCCCGACTTCTCCGAAGAGTCACTGAACTTGGCGATGACCCTTAAGCAAAGCCTGACTACGCATGAAATGGTGCCAAGCTTCTTCGCCGTTCGCCAGTCCGAACGCGGGCCGCAACTTATGCGGATGCTTTCAATTCCGTATAACCTCAAACGCAAGTGGCTTGTGAAAGACACTGAGCTAATCGCCCGCGCTTATGATCGGTCGATGGCCCCCGACCTCGAGATTTGGCGAGCGTTCGACGGCAGTGTAAACGGGAAAAGTGTCCTCGATCGGATGGCCGCCGAGGCTGGAAACTTGCAGATTGTAATGAGCCAATCCACCCACGTTAAGCTGCCGAAGGGCTGGCTCGACGGAGTAGACTCCTTTATTGGTAAAGTCGCCAAGGGCCTGGACGGTATTGGAGCGAAAGAGGATGTGGAGCTTTCGCCGGGCAACTTCGCCGGGGAAGTGAAGCCGGGCTACACGGAACTCACTCCTGATCTTCGCAACAAAATCACGAAGTATATCGAGGCCGAGCTTGTCGCCCAGACACGCAACTTCGACATCGCTATTCAGCGCGTGCGAATGACTCGCGGGGTTCCCGCGAATGCGGATGCGATTATGTGGCGGACTGGACGACTCATCAAAAACCTCAACGTCACGACGATGCTTGGCTCAGTCGTTCCGTCTTCTATTGCGGATTTGGCCCGACCCATTTTCCAGTATGGGGTAATGAAGACCGCCAAGCAAGCTTGGCTTCCCTTTGTCGCTAACCTGCGGGGGAACAACGGAAAGGCATTCCGTCTTGCCTCGCGCGAGGCAAACCACCGCATTGCCCTTAACCTTGAACCCCTACTGCACGGACGAGCTCGGGCTATCCTTGACTTGGCAGAGGAGCACTCGAGTGGGAAAACCATTCTCGAGCGCGGGGTAAACTTCCTCGCGCAGAAATCAGGTATCGTCATGCTATTCGACTACTGGAACGCCGGAGTTAAGGTTATGGCTGGTGCCGCCGTGCACTCTACCCTAGCCGAGTATATCCCCGCCGTCGCCGACGGTATCTTCCGCAACGCTGAATTCTCTGGCGACTTGCTTCAGATGCGTAGCCACTTGCGCGATCTTGGCCTCCGTGATCTGGACATTCTTCGCATCGCAAATGAGATGAAAAACCCGAAAGGAATGGAGCAGTTCAGCAATGGCGGGGCATTGCCCAACTTCGATGAATGGAAAGATGCTTCAGCCTTCCACGCATACGGGGCCGCTGTGCAAAGTATGGTAAACAAACTGATCGTTCGGCCGGGCCTCGAGCGCCCGAATTGGATGGACGAGAACCTCGCCTATTCCATGGTCGGGCAGTTTAGCAGCTTCACCTACGGGGCCAACTCTCGTCAAGATACGTTCCCAGGTCAAGCGTTATGCCATCCAGTTTAACGCTGGTGGTTCCGGTGTCATTGCCCCAAAGCCGCACACTGGCACCCGTCACAGCCGGGGCAACGATGTGCATG